AATTCGTTAAGTCTCTCATCCCATAATTCCTGTTCTGGTATCTCGATCTTGAGCATTTATCTTCACCTGTTAAATTACATCTAACAACTGCTGTTTATTCTCCAGATTCTGCTGTTCTTCTACCTGCTTAGCAATGTCTGCTGGTAATAAACCGTTGATGAAATCGGCAGCTTTCTTTTCGTCCCGCAAGAGTTCCATAAATAAATTAGAATAAGCTTCGGTCTGTTCGAATTCCTCTGTTAACTCTGGCTTCTTGATGAAACGTTTACCGTCGTCACTCTTTACACCATAGGACTTTAAGATAATGGCTTTGAAAACTTTGAGAATTTCTGGAGTATTCTGAGTCTGGATAATACGCTTAACCATCTCGGTAAGTCCACCTGTGGTGCTCATTTCCATTTCCATTAACTCAGCTTTTGAAAGATTGAAATAAAAATCTTCTGTTCTCTGATTACCGTTATAATCGGTATAAGTAATAGTCTTCTTTAACATGTTCTTCTCCTTTTCTTAAAAAAGAGGGGGCGAGGACTATTCCCCGCTCCCTCTAAATATCTAATAATTAGGCTAAAGCCTGCATAACCCGATATGGTGAAGGTAAAGTTGCCTTGGCATTCTCGCCTTCGCCACCATATAATGTGGTTTCAAATGCTGTTAACTTAGCAGCGGCAGCTGTTTCAGTAAACTTAGTAGAATCAATAATTATATGAGCAGTTGGTTTTGCTAATTCTACTCCGTTGTCATCTACTACAGCAACTGGGGTTGTCTTGAAGTCCCAAGAGAAAGTGATAGCATCTGGGCTATCGTTGATGGTTTCATAACCCTTGTCGCTTGGTGAAGCTAAACAACCATATACTAAGTGCAGCTTGTAACCATGATCTGAACCGTCTACATCGTTACCGATCTTAGTACGATAGCTAAGACCAAACCGCTTACGAGTCTGCTGACCAGCAATTACTCCTGCAGTTAATGCTACAGAGCCATCACAAACCATGAATTCATCTGGATATGTATATGCTTCAATTGAGCCAGCGAACTGTTCGTTTGAGGTCAGAGTTAAATACTTAATATTATCTGCCCATAAATCTGTAGGCTCGCCGCCTTCTGGTGATTCGTTGACAGCAGTTAAGCCGTTCCAAACTACACCGTTTTCATACTGACCATTAGCACCCATAACATAGAGAACACCATGGTCCACACCTGTTTCGAATAAACGCTCGGTGGTCTTATCCCATTCTAATCTTGGCATTTTGTTCCTCCTACTTATAATAAATTGTAAAGACATCGTGGTTTAAATTATCTGCCACGTAATGTCTGTTAAATCTAGACCGCGGAAACTGGGATACTCTTTCCACAATTTCGCTATCCGGATCCGGATCGACAACTATAACTTGATAGCTGTGATCTTGCAAATACGGTAAATTATCAGCATGCATATTGTAAATGTTATCCCTCGAATAGATTATGCAAGGGTATACCATGCTGATGTTTTCTGGTGGCTGGAAATATACATGATCCGACCCCAGTAAGCTTACTAGTTCCTCATGAAAGAGGAGTCTGTTATCAAGCATTGCCATTATACAGACCCCCCAATGTCATGATTAATCTAGGAAACTCTGGCTCAACGGAGGTAACTTTCCAGTTTTGTCCTAGATACTTTACATATCTTATACGGCCAAGATTCTCGATGGCAAACTGGTCATAAATTACGCTGATCTTAACCAAAATATCAACGTCGTCATTAACTTTACTAGTGTTTTGCCAACGATAACTTTGGCTTACTACATCGCCTTTATAGCCAGACTTCTCGACTATCTGCTGAACCCAAACACCAGGTCTAGTTTCTTCAGTCATCTCAAAGCCAATTGTACCGTAAAACTTAGCCATTTTGAATTTTTAATTATTCTCCGTCGTCTTCGCCGTCATCAGCAACGCGTTCCTGCTGGATTACATAACCTTCTGGCAGAACATCGTTGTTGTTAGGTGTTAATGTTGAAGAAGCCTTCTTCATAACGATAGCAGCCTTTGGCTTAATTAAAGCACCAGAAATACGTGTTTCAATTAAGTACTTCTGCTGGTTGTAATCGATATCGAAGTCGTCAAACATGTTGACAGCTCCACCCTTATCGGCACCAACGTTATAGTCGTTTAAGTTAACGATTACACCATAGAAATCATCAGGAATGATTTCGTCTGGAACTTCAACGATTTCCTTAACTCTCAGCTTGGTTGCTAATTCTGCTTCTGTCTTGTAGAGAGAATGACCGAAACCGTCTTCTAACAGTAACATATCAGACAGCATATCTGCGCCTACGAATAATGTAGGGTTGCCAGAGCCTCTGTAGTTCTTACGAGCCTTGATTGCTGCACGGATAAAGTTCTTAGCTGTTGCATCTGGATCGCCCGGAACTTCTGTTACATCTGCATAGAATGCAAACAGATTAGCCTGAGTATCCTTTACGATTGGACGTACATGGATTTCCTGGATCTTGTCATCTGAGCTTGCATCTCTTCCGTCACCGAATAAGATTGCTCTTGCGATTTCCTCGTCCAGCATTAATCTCATTTCGCCCTTTAACCAAGCGATTACGTCGAAATCTGTGATGTCAACTACATCGTCTCTGTCAAGCTTCTGCTTTTTGTAAATTGTCTGCGGAGTAGTTGCTCTCTTCAGTAAAGAGAATACTTCTTCCTTCTTCAGGTGGCCCTTAAGGTAACCTAAAGCTCTTGCTTCTTCGCCTGTAATATCAGCGAACTGAGATTTGATCCTTGAGAATGGAGTATGATGTACACCAGCCATAACCTTGCGAACCCATGTCTGGTCTCTCTGAATCCATTCAGGAGGATTATTTAAATTCTTTGCTTCAGGGAACAGGTATTCAATATTTTCAATACCATGCTGTAAAGCTGATTCTTTTAATGAACCGAAACGCTTGCCATCACCAATGATTTCCATCATTTCAGAATGAGATAATACGTCTTCGTTGTTGTTCATTTCATCACCATCAAATACATTGTGCTTCATATCTTCGTCTCCTTCATCTTCATTACCCTGACCATTTAAAGCTTCGCCGATTAAAGCGTAGACAACGGTCTTCTGTTCATCTGTCAGTTCATCGAATACGTCCTGAACTGTCTTTTCTTTCTTTTCTTCTGCCACGTTAGTTTCCTCCTTTGGCGCTTCTTCTACTTTAGTTTCCTCATCAGCATGCGAAAGTTCGATTTCCCGATCCTGGAAAATAACTGGACATACTTCGTCACCAGTCTCTTCGTCATAACTATCGCTGTGAGCAATTGAGTCAATGTATGCCCCAGGATTTGCTCCTGCTAATACCAGACTCAGTTCCCTAATCTCACCATGGAGTACGTTTCCGCCCTGCTGCTGCAACTGATTAGCATAGATAGACAGTGATGTAACATCACCATGCTGTACTAAAGTCTTAGCCTGCTTACCTGGAACGGAATCGTTTAATACACAATATGCGTATACACCATTTTCTCGATTCTCTAGAATAGCATGGCCTACAACATTCAATGGATCATTATGCTGATGATTCCAAACAAGTGGTACAACTTTTCCATCATTGTGGGCGAAGGCATCTTTCATGATGGTACGTCCGTCACTACAACGGATATTGTTTCTAGTGGCCCAGCCACTGAAATCATACTTTTCCATTTTGAATTTTACCTCCTATCTGGAAAATTGCTGAAGTTGGCTAATCGGAGTATTGGCGAGATCTATATCCTCAGTTTCTCCCAAGCCTTCTTCGCTAATAGGATTCCCTTCTTCGTCAACCATTGGAGCACCTTCTCCTCCTTCTGGATACAAATTAGCGTTAATTAACTCGTCAGCCTTAGGGTCATCCGAAGGCTTTCTGCCAATAATCTGTCTAATTTCATTCTTAGTAAGGATTTCATTTCTGGTAAAGGTGTCTGCAATCGTAGCGATTTCAGTGATAGGAATAAGCTTAAATGGATCTCTAAAGAACATGATCGACTGATGCTGAGTCCTAGCCGTTTTACTTAAGAACTTACGCTTAACTTCATCAGTGATTGCTGATGTAATAGGTTCAACGGTTCTTGTGTAATAATTTGACATGGTTTTCTCATCGGCAGTTCCGTTCATTATCTCTTCAGTCATACCTAATTGGCTGTATAACAACTTAGTTAGGTACTCAATCTGAGACATAAGGTTGTTTTCCAAAGGACGGTTCAACTGGGTAATCTTTTCAGTACCATCTATGTAAGCGATACCATACTTAGATTCAACCAGCTGATCCTCAACCGCTTTACGTCTCTGCTCAGCCTGCTTCTGCCTTAACTCGGTTTTAATCGTATAAGGCAGCTGAATGATCATGTTAAGTTTAGTAGAACTATTCTGCTCATCCACAAAATCCAATAAACTTAATTTTCTAATTAGACGCTGCATGGTAGAGTTTGGTTCGTTCACTACCGCATACAAAGGATTCTCTACGATTCCGACCATAAATTTGGGAAGGGTAATATCTTCTCTCTGCCCATTTCTATCATTGTAGAGATTGATCTTTACAGCGTTAGGGAACCAGCCAATTATCTTGCCAGTTCGCATCGAATATATATCGTATGACTCTGTAAGACGTGGGTTAGCACTTGTGTCAACTGGCACTAATGCTACAACGCCTTCATCCATCATCGACATAACAATATCTTGTACGAAAGCTCGACCTGTTTGGTCTCTATTAGCTTCCAAATTAAAACAGTCGTTTAAACCGGAATCAATTGTCTCTAGGAATTCGCCTTCATCGTCTGTACGGACGTGGTTGATCGTTGATCCGGCTACATCTAGTGCGATTCGGTTAAAAATGGCTGTTACGATTGTTTTCTCGGTTCCGTAGGAGAACCTCGGTCTATCTGGCCTAATATATGTTTGCATTCCATAGTCCTGATAAACATAGTCGTCCTTTCGGTCCCTATCAAAAAAAGCATTCCAGGCTTTCTGGAATCTGTCTTTTAAGGCCATAATATAACCTCCATTATGTAAAATTCTTGCTTATATCTTTGGATCCGGTCTGCGTTATACTGGAACTATCAAATAATATAAATGCTCCTGTGGAATTAGCGTTGTCATCGAACACCGCAGTGAACCCATCTTTTTTCAAATCTTTTATATAAGCATTCATCAGTTTTGAACTGGTTGGAATACTAGCCGTGAACTTCTTGAAATTAATATCTTCGGACATATCAAGCTTTTGCGGTTTGGTGACCGCTGAAACCATTTGCTTATAACGTTCTTTTACATATTTTTGGGTAGCACTGTCATACTTGAATTTATTCAACACCTCATGCAAATTCTTTTCTGTATAGCTTTTTGTCATTAATCTTACCTGATCAAGAGCATATGCTTTTCCTAATTCTATACGCATTTTCTTGCTGGCATTAATTATGGAATTAGCTGCCTCTTTTCTCCTTAAAAGAGAAGGAGCCACAATATCAGTTTTTACCGTATATGTATTTTGGTAAACTTTAGCGTCAGGGTCACCAGCAAATCTTCTAAGAACATTACCCCAAGTAGTTTCGTACTCTTCTCTAGAACTTTTATCTTTTGAGTACGTTACATAAATTCGCTCGTTTGGATTCTCTTCGGATTTAAGAGAAGTACGAACAAACTGATCACCTTTTTTTATAAGGATCTCGTTGGTTTTCGATATTGGTTTTTTAACGTAATTCGCTAGATCCTCTTGGGCCTTGGTGCTTAAGGTTAACCCTCCCATCATTATCCCAATTCCAGCGGCTGCTCCAACAGCTGCTCCAGCCGGTCCAGCGATTGCCCCACCGGCAGTGAACCCTATTGTTGGAGAAAACCGTGCTGATACAGTACCGACACCAGTAGCGACAGCATATTTTCTTTTTTTAGCATTGTATACTTTATTTGCATCTCTAAGCGTTCTTTGACCGTAATAATGCTCTTTCCCGGCTTCAGTAAGAGTACCATCTTCATTCTGATAACGACGTTCGCCCCATTTCTGACCTTTGATGCCATGGTGATAAAGCTCATTGCCATATACTATTACCTGTCTAGTCATAAAATGCTCCGACTATCCGGTTACCGGCTTATTTTTATCTTTTCTTTTTCGACATTTATATCATTGATATAAGCATTAGATAAAGCAGCATTTTTAGCCAAAGCAGCATTTGCAAACACTGATCCAGCTGCAACTACTGCACCTGGAAGACCACCAACTAATGCAGCGCCAATAGAGTTTGTTAATATGCCGGTAGCAAAAAATCCGCCAACAGCTGCTGCACTAGCTATACCACCTTTTAGTGCATTCTTCCAACCAGCTCTAGAATATGCATCTTGCACTTCTGCTTTGGCAGCATTTTTTCCGCCATACATCTTGACCATTTTTCTGGCTTCTTCTCTTCTTTGCTCTCCTCTTGCCTGTCTACTAATCTTTGAAGCTTCTCCGGTAGCATTACGATCATAAATGCCGAATAATCGTTTGCTCTTGCGGTATCTAAGTTTACCTTCTTCTGTTAATGTTCCGTCTTCATTCTGATAGTTACGTTCACCCCATTTCTGACCTTTGATGCCGAAATGGTATAACTCATCATTATATACAACTACACTTCTTCCTGCCATAAGTCGTCCTTTCTATACGTCCGGAGCCCGATAACGCATAAATATCTTACCTTGCTTAATGGTTCCGTCATTGAGACCTTTAATCGTATTGTTCATGACAGACATAACTCTCTTATTGGCCTCAATCTTCTTTCTGTAAGCATCCTGCTTAGCAATATAAGCGCTTGCCTTACTCGTAAGCATCTGACCTTTTACACGTTTCTTAGCTGCTTTAGCTTGGTATTTTCTAGCTTTTACCAAATTCTTTGCCGCTTTATTAGCCGAACGGAATAAACCCGGTGTAGACTTACGCTCAAACTTGAGCTGCTTACGTTCATATTTAGCGGCCTTGGCTAAATAACGCTGACCTCTAGCTAAGCGTCTCTGCATTTGAGCTTCTTTGTTCATGTTTTCTTTTTTGGCAAGACGTTGATTCCGTCTCTCAAGTCTCCGGACTTTTCGACCGAGCTGTTCCGGAGTTTTTCGGATACCCCATTTCATACCTGGGACGCCGAAATGTTCTAAATATTCACCATCGTAGGTGCCGTAATACACTACGGATGTTCTTCTGTTTGTCATTTTGAATTTCCTCCAAAATTATTTCCCGTAGTGAACGTCATGCGAAGTAGAGATACTACTCTTTCTCTTGAAGAACTTCTCGATGAAACTTTTTCCCCGTTCCCAACGTTCACGAATCTTCTGTAAACGCTGTTTCTTCTTTTCTTCTTTCTTACGCTTCATAGCTTTGTTATACCAGTCGTCTTCAAAGTTAACTCCACCACCGGAATTGTATTCTTGACCCCGTCTGGATGTGTCCATTTTACCGGATACAGTGTGCTGCGAAGTAAGAGAGTTCGAACTATTGGTGTATTTGTAGTACCACTTCCCATTTTTCCACTCTCTAGCGAGGTACTTATGGTTCCGACGTTCTCGTCCTTTCAAAGGAGACTCACCATGAATAATTACATTTCTACCGTTTTTCTCCATGATCTCACTCCTTTACTTTTCGTAAATTTTCTTTAATGTACGCATCAACTGATCAGTGCTATGCTC